ACACAAAACATTATGACACCTCATATTGCACGTATGAATAATATGTCTTATTCGAGTAGTGTTTATGTAAATGTTCATGTAGTTACAGAAGTTACAAATAAAAATGGTATGACAGAAAAGTTTGATAAAACAGTTAATAACATTTATATTGGTAAAATTCCAATAATGGTTAAATCAAAGCTATGTGTTTCTAGTCAAATTCCAGGCATTTGTGAAGAAAACAATAACGAATGTATATATGATTTTGGAGGCTATTTTATTATTAACGGAAATGAAAAAGTACTTATTTCACAAGATAGAATTAATGAAAATAAAACACTTATATTCAAGCCTAATAATAATACAGAGGGATTATATGCCGAAATTAGATCTATATGCGATTCAACATATTTACCTCCCAAAACAACATGTCTTAATATGAGTGGTAAACTAAATCATATGGGGAGAATTATTAGAATTAATACATCATTTCTACGTTCGGAAGTTCCAATTTTCGTTATGTTTCGCGCACTTGGCATTATCAATGATAAGGAAATTATCCATCATATTGTTTACGACATAGAACAAGAAAAAAATGAAAGAATTATTTCAGAATTAATGGCGTGTTGCGAAGATTCATGTGATATTACAACACAGGAACAAGCTGAAAATGTTTTAATTAAGATTATGATTGGTGCAAATAAGAATAATGAACATCACGAGAATAGAGATCTATTGAGAAATAACCTCAAAAATGATTTCTTACCACATGTTGGTAAAAGTTATAGACGCAAAGCTCTATATGTTGGATATATTATTCGCAAAATGATTCGTATTTACCTAGGTTATGATAATTATGATAATCGCGATTCTTATATTAATAAAAGAGTTGATACACCTGGAATTCTAATGTCTAATTTATTCAGGCAATGTTATGGGAAAATGACAAAAGAGCTAAAATCAGCAATTGAAAAGGAATTGGGGCTTTGGAGAGGTAATAACAATACACCAATTTCTAATATTATTTCTGATATTAGCATAATTAGATTCTTTAAACAATCATTGCTTGAATCTTGGATTAAATATTCACTATCTACTGGAAATTGGGGTATCAAAAGCATGGGAACATTTCAAAATATTAAACAAGGTGTATCACAGGTATTAAATAGGATGTCTTATGCCAGTACATTATCACATTTGCGTAGAGTTAACACCGCAATGGAAAAGAATGGAAAATTAGTTCAACCACGAAAATTAGATAATTCACAAATTGGTATGATTTGCCCAGCTGAAACACCTGAAGGTAGTTCTGTTGGTCTTGTTAAGAATATGGCTCTTAGTACTAATATTTCTATTTCTATGAACAGTACACATATTAGAAAAATATTAATTGAATTAAATCTGGTTGTTTACGATGATAGTTATGATTACGATGTAACAAAATCATCTATTGATTTCTTGAAAGAAATGGGAAATATGGATAACGTTTATGTTATGGTAAACGGTGATATTGTAGGATATCATGTTGATCCGGTTAGTTTATACAATAAGCTCAAACATTATAAAAGAAGTGGTATTATTCACCCAATGACATCAATTATTTGGAATATTCAAAAATCAAATATTATTATTAGCACAGAAGCTGGAAGAATGTACAGACCTCTATATATTGTTGATTATGATTCTAAAACAAATAAAAGTGTTCTTAGGATTGAAAGAATCCTCAAAAGAAAAAATATTGATTTTAATAAATACATTAAAGATAAGCGTTTTGATTATTTTATAGTACCAAATGAAATTGTTAAAGACAATAGTGATCCAAATAGCTATCTAGACGAAGAAGGTTTTATTGAATATATGGATTGTGATGAAATTAATAATTCTATGATTGCTACATTCCCCAGAGATTTAGATGAAGGTATTAAAGGAACTGCTTTACCTCCTTGTTATACACATTGTGAAATTCACCCTAGTTTAATTAATGGTATTCTTGGTGTTAATATTCCTTTTAGCGATCATAATCAATCACCGAGAAATTGTTATCAATGTGCAATGGGTAAACAAGCATTGGGTATTTATACAAGTAATTTTAACAAAAGAATAGATACGATGGGTAATATTTTGAATTATCCACAAAAATCTCTTGTTTGTACAAAATTGTCTAAATATACTATGGCTCATAAATTGCCCTTTGGTGTAAATGCTATTGTAGCTATTATGACACACACAGGTTTTAATCAAGAGGATAGTATTATGATAAATCAATCTGCATTGGATAGAGGTTTATTTACAAGCACATATTATAAAGCAGTGAGAGATGTTTGTAATAAAAATCATAGTACTGGCGAAGAGGAAATCTTTACAAATCCGGAAAATAAGTCTGTAAAAAAACCATATTCGTATAGCAAATTGAATAGCGATGGCTTTGTTCCTAAAAATACAAATGTTAACGGGAATGATGTATTGGTTGGGAAAGTAATGCCTAAAAAAGTAAATGGTGAAATAAGTTATCACGATAATAGTTTAGTTATGAAGGCTAATGATGATGGATATGTTGATATGAATTATAGTGGAATTAATAGCGATGGATATAAGTTTTGTAAAGTTAGAATTCGTAAAAACAGAAAACCCGAAATTGGAGATAAATGTGCAAGTTGTAGTGCGCAAAAAGGCACTATTGGTATGACTTATAAACATCAAGATATGCCATATACAAAAGATGGTATTGTTCCTGATATTATTATGAATCCACACGCTATTCCATCGCGTATGACTATCGCACAATTAATGGAATGTATTATGGGTAAAGCAGGATGTCACATTGGTTCATTTGGAGATTCTACACCATACAATGATTGTACAGTAGAAGATATTGCAAAAGTATTGGAAGAATCTGGCATGGAACGTTACGGAAATGAAATTATGTACAATGGTAGAACAGGTGAACAAATTAAAACAGAAATATTTATTGGACCTACTTACTATCAACGATTGAAACACATGGTTACAGACAAGGTTCATTCTCGTGGTTCTAACGGTCCAATCGTTATGCTTACACGACAACCTAGTGAAGGACGCGCGCGTTCTGGTGGATTGCGATTGGGTGAAATGGAACGTGATTGCTTTATTGCCCATGGCACAGCAAACTTCTTAGCAGAAAGAATGCTACATGTATCTGATAATTACAGAATATTCGTTTGTAAGTATTGTGGAATGCATGCAAATGTAAATACCGATAAGAATATTTATAGTTGTAAAAATTGTAAAAATAATACAGATATTGCCCAAGTGCGTATGCCATATGCATTTAAGCTACTAAATCAAGAACTGTATACTATGAATATTATGATGAGATATATTTGCAATTAATTATTTAATAGTTTATTTATTTTAGTTATAGTTTTATCAGATAAATTAGTTAAGTTTTTTATTAATGTCGCAAAAAACATATCATCCTTGTATTTTATATTGTGCAATTCGGCATGTTTTTTATTAATAATATTTAATAAATCAAAGTAATCTTTGCTATTTGATAATATATTTTTACTTTTTTCATTATAATTTCTAATATCATATAAGATTTAATATTGAATGATAATATCAAGTATTTAAACGTAATTTACTTATATCATATGTAATATGGTAACATTTAATAATCTTACTTATGATAACACACCAACATTTACTTTAAAAGGTAAAAATTATGATTGTAAAGTTCTTGATATTTATGATGGTGATACTATAACAGTTGCTTATTATCTTGAAGGTTTTAATTATGTAAAATCTAATATTAGACTTATGGGAATTGATACACCTGAAATGAAAGGAGAGCAACGTAATATGGGAATTAAAGCAAGAAATCATCTAATAAAATTACTTACAAATGTAAATATTAATAAAGAATATACACGTAAAGAAATTAGAGAATTAATTAACAGATCTAATGAAAATATTATTAATGTTAGATTTTTAGATTTTGATAAATATGGCAGACCATTGGCGATATTATATAAAAATGAGAATAATATCAATGATATATTAGTTAATGATGGGTATGCCAAACATTATGATGGTGGGACAAAAGAGTCATGGTGAATTATTATTTAAAGATATATTAATAAATAATAATAATGATGAAAAAAATAATTAATATTTTTAAGAAAATTGTTGATAAAATTAGTAATTATAATAAATCACCAATGTTGGGGCGATGGACTGTTAAAAAATGCGATAATGATATGACAAATATTAATTCATTCTATCAAAATAGGGATCATTGTGGAGATATTATTTGTAAAACACCAGTCAAAGAAAAAGAATTTAATAATAAATGAATATTATATATATTATGGATAATTACATACATATCATTGCTACCTGAATATTTTAATTTAATTATTATATTAATTATGTAATTGATAAAACAGTATTACAAAACAATAAATTATTTAGATTGGTAAATAAACTTTTTTATGAATATCAAATTGTTCTTGTATCATATGTGCAAAATATAATAATATATGAATATATATTAAATATGGACATTCGTTATAAAAGGCTATATTTGTATTAATACCATAAAATGCAATACATTGTGATAATATCATAGGGTGTGGTATATATCCATAAGGAAATGTATTAACATATTTTTTATTTTTATTAAGATGTCCTAGCTCAATGCCGAAATAACATCCATCTATTCCCAATAAAAAAGATGTATATATTGATAATATATTACCGAATAGGATTAAAGATATACCACCAATATTTATATATATATCATTTATATCTTGAAATGATTTGAAATATAAATAATATAATTGAATAATTGAAATACCTTTATACAATAAAACATCTCTTTTAAAATTGCTGTAATCAATATTTATGCGATAATAATAAGTTGTAATATATCTAATATAATGTATATATGATGTTCCTAATAGAAATACCTTATAATCGGTAAAATAACTTACAGCAAATAATGTTGTTAAATAATATAAATTACTATAATCTAATTTTTTTATAGATTTATATCTTTTAACCTGCCACGGATATTCAATATATTTTTAAAATTTTTAATATATTCTTAAAATAAATAAATTATGTACTCATTTTGTTTATTACCATTCCTAACAATCTTTAACAATCCATTTTGAGTACATAATTAATTAATTCTATAACTTTTTAACTTTTTAATATATTCTTAAAATAAATAAATTATGTACTCATTTTGTTTATTACCATTCCTAACAATCTTTAACAATCCATTTTGAGTACATAATTAATTAATTCTATAACTTTTTAATATATTCTTAAAATAAAAAGATTATGTACTACTCTACTCATTTCATTCGTTAGTATTCTTCATAACAAATTCGCCAATCTTTGAGAATATATTTTTATACATTTATATAACCTTTTAACATTTCTATAACATTCTTATAATAAAAAGATTATACACTAAGCTACTACTCATTTAATTCGTTATCATAATTATCAACTTACATTTATATATTCTTCATAACTATTAGCCAATCTATTTGAGTACATAATTTTTTATTTCTATAACTTTTTAACTTTTCTATAAATTCTTAAAATAAAAAAATTATACCCACACTACTCGTTTCATTAAGTAGAATAATATGCTATTACATTGTTAAATTAGAATACATTATATTACTATTTCGAACACATACATATATTAAATAATAAAAATGTCCTGAAATAATAAAT